AAAAATAAAGGTTATGAAATTCAATTATTCAAAAGACGTTATCGCTGGTATCAAGGCATCTAAAGTAGCTAACAAAGAAACTAATGACTGTGTAGTCAAAGCAGTAGCAGCCTCTATAGGTGTTACTTATGATACAGCTCATTCGTTCGTTAAAGAGACCTTCAAGAGAGAAGATCGTAAAGGTGTCCTTAATAAAGACTTAGTAGAGAGTATGTCTAAGCTATCTGAGGTAGGTGTGACTAAGGTTGGTACTAAAGAGGTATCATTCGAGGTAATGCCTAAGCAAGCTATCACTAACATGTATAAGTTATATGGAGAGTTAATCTATAGACAGAAGACTGTTAAGAGCTTCTTACAAGACCATAAGGTAGGATCGTATATCGTTACAGTAGCTAAGCATGCCTTTGCTGTAGTAGATGGTGTACTAATAGACAATGAAGGTACTGAGTATAAGCCTACTCGTAAGGTAACATCAGCCTATAAGGTAGTAGATAAGACTGCCGATATACAATTAAGCCTAATATAAAGACCGTAACCCGACCGAGCCTATTGTGATGAGTAGGCCGGTCACCCTTCGGGGTTGTCGAGGTCAAGATTAGGTCAAGGTGAAGGCAAGGTGATATAACAGTGCCGGTATTGTTCCCTAAGACGGCGTGAGAGCCATGGGGAGGGCCCTGCCTGCTAACATATTTCTGATAAATTTTGAGGTATAGTAATATATAAATATATAAATATATAAAGTATGTATCATTTACGAATTAACGACAGTAGTTTATTTTTCGAGTATTGGATGGATGTAGCAGACTTCTTTACTAATGCCGGACTCAAACCAGAAACCGAATACCTCTTTACAGGTGATGGTG